ACTTTTCTTAACACTTTTCTAAACTCTTTTAACTCTTTTGGTAGTTTCATTTTCTCTCCTTATTGTCAACTAGGGAGGCTTTTATTGGTATTGTTGATTCATTTACCTTGATAAGTCTAGACCACTAATGTTTTATATTTGTATTCTTTTAAAGAAAATCTCTGATCTATTACTAGTCTTTAAAAAATACTCAAATGCTTTCTTTTCTTTCTTATCTCTTACTACTATTATAGCCCTTTTTATTAACTCTCTTATTTCCATTACATCTCCTTTATTACTGACAAAACAGTTGTTGTTATGTATTACTTATAAAAAAATCTTCCTTATACTTAAGAACTATGAGAGCACAATACTACATAGCACTCTCATAGTTCAAATTGATTACTTAAAGCCTAGAGGTTTTCTAATACATCGACTGTCTTACCACCCTTGCGATGGATTAGAATACCTTTAGGGGCTTTCTTTATGTCTTCAATTTTAATCTTAAATTCACTCATTAACATCGGAGTATCATCAGAAAAGAATTTAGCCTCTTGACAAGTCCATCCAGTAGGTAATAGAGGCTGAATTTCTTCAAGGCTAATCTCCGATGTGTTAGTAATCCAAGAATTTAAGATAATACATTTCAAATTATCAGAAGTCTTATCTGCTTTATAATCAACCCACGTCGCTTTTAGGTAGCTATTAAGGGTTGATCGATCTATAGATAATACTTCTGTTAATTTATTGGTTAAAGATTTAAACATGGTCGTCTCCTTTATTAGTTTAATTAATGTTTCAATCTTGACAATATGCCAAGCAAAATTAATAAGGGAAGCGAAACGCGTAGCGTTTCAAGATAGTAGTGAGCGAATTTCAACGAAGTCTAACCCCAACGGCCTGAAATTCGAGCACTACTGTTGTATATATATCCCACACACGCATTCTCAACCTTTTTTTTTAAAAATGAACTATTTCCCCTCGAGAGTGAAGAAAAGGCTAGGAAAATATATTTTTTTGTGTATTTTTAGCTATATATAGCTATAGCAACAGCTATTATAGTGATATATGCTACTAAAACAAGTATTTCTTGCTTAGCTATATTAAATATGGCTATATTATAGCTATGAAATTGTATAAAATAGCTATTATAGGAGGAGTAGATGGCAGAGTTTGATTTAAATAAGGCAAAAGAAGAGAGTCAGATGTTTGATACCTGGAGGCAGGGTAGACAGAGAGATTTTAATGAGACATTTCCTCTATCTACAGTAGCTGCAGAGGATCTTAATTTTCCAGAGTTTACTCCTGAAAACCAAAGTAGTGCTAAAGACCCTTTTGCTTATGAAAATCAACCTTTTCTTAAAGATAGCCCTTTTGCTACCGATACAAATACTTTTGATCCTTATGAGAGCTTTAGGGACTACACTTCAGATGAGATGACAAAGAGGTCGAAAGACTATGAACAACAGAAATATAATGAATCTGTTCAAAGAGGTAAGGATATAGTAGCTGGATTTGACGGTTCTCCTGATATTCCAGAAGTAGGTAGTGAGGATTGGGCACATAACAGGTTTAAAGAGGGATTAGGCGATCTTTCTATGTCTAGACCACAAGGAGATCAAGGTACTCAATATAATATAGATGGACAGGATTTTGAAATAGGCCCTGACCAGTTTATTACTAAGGATATGTTTGGAAATTATATAGTTGCTGACAAGACTGATAACACTGGAGGATGGGGTGGAGATGATAAATACAATGAACTTTTAGCAGAATCAGATAGAATCCTAGGGGACATAGATAAAGAAAGGCTTCAAAAGGTGCAAGGAGAACGTGATTCGGGGTATGACCCAACAGGATTTGGAGAGGATCTTCAAAATCAACTTGATACATCAAAAGCTGACTTCGAACTTCAAAAGAAATTTGATGCTCCTCCTACTGAAGAAGCCTTAGAACTTAAGGAAAAGAAAGATATTGAGGATAGAACGAATTTAGCCACAGAAGCAGGTTATGGTAGTTTAGAGGAATATGATGAGGCTATGAGCCAGTGGAAGCCATTTGACCCTAAATGGAGAAAAGCTAAAGGCAAATGGACTCCTGCTCAAGACAGAGAGGCTAGGAAGCAAGCTGGATATGATGAAGCTCTAGATACTTTAGAGGATGTGAGTAGAGGAGTTCCTCAGTCTGAAGAAGAAAATATTGAAGCTATGTATCCTACTTCAGAAGGAGAAGGGTATATACGTACCCCAGATAGACCTTCTGTTCAAATTGAATCGGAAGACGTTTACCCAGATGATCCAGAATATGATATGGATATAGATATAGCTGATGAGCCTGAAAGAGAACTTAGAGAATACGAGCCTTACAGTCAAGATTTAAAGGATAGTATGGTTGAATCTGGAAAATATGATGAAAGTTTAACTTATGAACAAAATGTTAAAAACTTTGAAGATTTTAAATCAGACTGGAGACCTTTTGACCAAGATTGGAGAAAAGCTAAGGGTAAGCATCTATTTGATCCTCAAGCAAGAGGAGAACAAACAGTAGAACAAGCTAATAAAGATTATGATAATCTTACTCAAGAAAATAAAACTTTATATGATAATAAAGTAGCTGAATTAGAGAATAAACTTGAAAGTTTCTCTGATGATAGACCTAAATTAGATAGTGAAGAAGTTAAAAATGCTATAAAAGATGTATATGGTCATGCTTATGGTTCAGTTCCTACAGAAGAACAGCTTCAGGGTATTCTTGATGGTACTGATCCTTTAGTTGATTATGATCTAAATCAAGATAAAGTAGATGCTCTTAAAAATATTATGCAAGGTGAAAATTATTCAGAATCTCTAAAGGTTCAAGCACAACTAGAAGGCATAAAAAATGACCCTAATTCCGTTGAAGGATATCAAGCACCAGGAGAAAAATTAGAATTAAAAGATGTTAAAGGTACTCAAGAGTATAAAGCCGAGCAAAAAAGATTAAAAAAAGAAGATGCTGCTGCTGCTATTGATAGAGGTGAGGGATATCATCCAGATGATGAAGAATGGAGAGAATCTAAGTCTAATTGGGATAAAAATGAAGATGGCGTTAGAGATCCATCTACATGGGAAACACCATATACTCAAGAATTACGTAATGAATTAAGTAATGATTTTGAAGGTAAGGATTTTTGGAGCGATGAAAATAATGACGGTATAATCTCTGAAGATGAACTTGACTTAGATAATATGACCGAAGAGCAAAAAGCTAAATTTAATGACTATAATAAAAGAACTACTGAAGAGCATTATAAACAAGAGTCTAAAAATAGAAAGAATCATGGTGGAGAGAATAAAGACGGTACGTGGCAAGATAAGGATTATTGGAAAAGTTACTATAAAGAAGCAGATAAATTAAAAAGAAAAGCAGGTAAAGGTAAATGGCAGCCATTTTCACATGAATGGAGAAAAGAGCATAATAAGTTTACTATAAGAGCTAAAACATTAGATGACTTTGATGGAGATGAAACAAAATTTAATGAATATAAACAACAAAGAGCTGCTAAAATAGATATGTGGGCAGAAATATTCAAAGGAGCTCCTGGACAATTTGGAGGATTATCAGCTATGTTCTTTTCAATGGCTGGATCAAATCCTTATGAATATAAACAATATATTGGAGGAGATAAAGACTAATGGAATTTACACCAGCACAAGAGAGAACAATGGTATTTGAAGGATTCAAGGAAACACCTTATCTAGATTCAAGAGGATATCCTACAATAGGTCTTGGAGAAAAATTGGAAAATATTAAATATAGCAAGGAACAAGGAGTTCCTGAGCATCTTCAAGGTGAAACTAGAACAAAAGAACAGGCAGGAGAAAATCTTTCAAGTCATTGGAATAAGGTAGAAGCAGATGTTGCAAATAGATTCGGTGATCAATGGAATAATTTACCTGCTGATATTCAAGGTGTTATATTAGATTTAGGGTATAATATGGGGGCTGAAGGTTTATTTACTAAGTTTCCAGGCTTTATAGAAGATATTACAGCAGGTAACTATGAAAATGCTGCTCAAAATCTTAAATATAAAGATCCAACATTAGGAGATAATCCTGATAATTATAGCGATTGGTGGAATCAAGTAGGTGGAGCTACAACAGAAACTAACCAAAATACAGGGGAATGGAGTGAATCTGCAAGAGCTTCTAATAGAGGAACAGCTAACTTTGATATTTTATCCAATTATCAAGATCCAGATGAACAGTTAGTTAGTGATGTTACTACAGAACAAGGTTCAGGAGCTTTCAACTATTAATGCATACCATTGATATACATCACAAAGGAGATAATGCTCCTACGTCATATAAAATATACAGACAAAAAGAAGCAGATAAAGAGAATTTGGAGTATAAATACTGGAGAGAAGCAGATGAAGGGGAGTATGGGTTATCAGACGACAACTACGTGGCTAAAGTCATCTCCAAGTCCATTTATAGTAGTGCTAGCACTTATATTAGGTTTGCTTATGGTTATACCTTTTTTAACCCTAAGTATACTTCTACTAAGCTTAAAGCAAATGGTCGTGTCGCTAATAACACTATTTCGGGAAAAAGTCATTGGGAAGTGATATCTAAAGGACAAAAAATGAAGAATCTAGCAATGACGTATGCTACATTTATGAATTATGATAAAACAATAGAACACGTTCTAGATAATCCAACTAGTAACCAAAAGGTTATGTGGAAGAGAAGAATGAAAAAGGAGAAGTTCAAAGATATGGTAAGAGAAGAACTGCAAGCATTATTAAAAAAGCATAACATGACTGAAGCTTATACATTAGAATTACTTGAAGAAACTATTATTAAAGCTAAAGATAAAGGTGATATCACCAATCTCATGAGAGCAGTGGATAATCTTCAGGATATGCATGGTATGAAAGATAAAAATCAAATTAAAACTGTAGAACAAATAGAGGCAACTAGTAATGTGAAACTTATAGATGAGTTGAGAGAAACAGAAGAAAAGCTAATTGCTACTAAAACAACAACTAAGGAGGAAGAATAATGACTTACGATGAAAAAAAAATCCAAGGAGGTCCAGCACCAATGCCATCCCAAGATTTCTTTGGTGGCAAAAAGAATACTCAATATAATGCTGGCACTAGTACTATTCCTGCACATACTGATCCAAGATTAGCACAACATATGCGAGGATTGCAACAAAAAGAAGCAATGAGGAAAGAAGCAGCTATCCAAAGGATGGAAAACACAAGAAGAGAGGCTCCTGCAATAGAAGAAAGTTTATATAACGAAGACGATCTAGGATAGTGACTTTTGAAGAATGGTATAGTAAAGTAGCTGATGTTATGGGTATTGATAAAGACCCAGATCATCCTGAACATTACTATGATTATAAAGCTGCTTATGAAGCAGGCGAACCTATTCCTAAAAAAGGAGAACATATGACTTCTAAATATAAAAGTCCTTTGCATCCTAATAGGTTTGTACATGGAGAAGAAGTAAATAAACCTGATATTGCTTTATGGGATAGTTTAAACGAAAGAGAAGCTTCTATGCAAGAAGCTGTAAAAGCTAATTATGATAGGGAGAAAATGCTTGAAGGATATGGATTTTGAAGAAAAATATGCCCAATTAGAGGCATTAAAGAAACTACGGAACAATATGGCCTTGTTTGGAAAGCACTGTTTCCCAACAGCCCTCCGTAAGAGCACACCCCCTTTTCATAGGGAGGTCTACGCTCACCTATCTGATGACGAGAAAAAAAGGGTATTAATCGCTGCTCCGCGGGGAACTGCTAAGAGCACGGTTACTACCCTTATCTTTCCATTATGGAGAGCAGCTTTTAAGAAGTCTAAGGAAGACTTGTTTATAGTTATTATATCAGAATCACAAGCACAGTCAATTAATTTCTTATCTCGTATCAAATATCATTTAACGCATTCTGAAGAATTTAAATCTATTTTTGGAGATATGGGGCCTACTACTGCTAGAAGATGGACTCATACAGACATAGTGCTTGTTAATGGAACTAGGATAATAGCGGTAGGTACAGGACAAAGAGTTAGGGGATTCATTGAAGGTGATACACGTCCTAATCTTATTATAGTAGATGACTTTGAATCTGAATTAAATGCTTATACGCCTGATGCTAGGGCTAAAAATAGGAAATGGTTAACAGAAGCAGTTATACCCTCCTTATCAGATGAAGGTAAAATAGCTATGATAGGTACGGTTATATCAGAAGATTGCTTTTTATGCTGGGCTAAGAAATCGACTGCTTGGTCTGTATTATGGTATTCTATTTGGAATGATGATGAGGAAAGTATTTGGCCTGAAAGATTTCCCAAAGAACGTATATTAAACATCAAAGAAGAATTTAAGTCTGTTGGCAACATAAATGGCTTTTTCCAGGAATATATGAATATAGCTCAATCTCCTGATGATGCTCCTTTTCAACCTAAATGGATCAAATTACATCATTATGACTATAAAAGAGTTCAAGGGCAAAATTGTTTAATTAAAAATGAGGGTGAAGAGAATGAAAGAATTAAGCCTGTTGAAATCTATACTGGAGTTGACCCTGCAAGTTCTTTGTCTATTAGGGCTGACTTCTTTGTTATTGCTACTATTGCTGTTGATAATGAAAATAATAAGTATTTGATAGATGTTTTCAGGAATCGTATATCTCCAGCTCAACAACCAGCAATGATTATAAAAACATACAAAAAATTTAAACCTCGTAGGATTAAAGTTGAAACAGTAGGATATCAAGAAGCTTTAAGGACTGCCGTAAGAGAATTAATGAGAGAAGAAGAGTTATATATACCAGGATTAGAAGCTGGGGTGAAACCTAGAAACGCTAAATCTGAAAGATTATTATCCTTAGTCCCTCTCTTCGCGAAGGGGAAATTTTACTTTAGAGATGAAGATACTCATGCACAAGCAGAATTTTTATCTTATCCCAAAGGAAGACATGATGATATAATGGATGCAATATGGACTGCTTTAGATGGAGCAAAACCATGTAGAGTTAAAGAATTTAAGTTATTATCTGAAGAAGATTGGAGAAATCCAAAGAAAACTCTTGATTGGATGACAATGTAATGCGTAAATTAAGCTGATGGCATATACTCAAAAAGACAATAAAGACGACCAAGATATAGTAAACGAAACGTTAGAACTTTTTGACGAGTATTCTAGCAAAAGAGATACTTGGGCAACTCATGCTAAAGAAGACAAAGAATTTAGACTTGGCAAACAATGGTCTGCTGAACAAAGAGAAGCCTTAGAATCAAGAGGTCAAGCTCCTATTGTTATCAATAGGATACATCCAGCAGTAGAATCTGCTAAAGCAATGCTTACTGCTAATAGACCTTCTTTTAGATGTGCTCCAAGAGAAGATTCTGATAATAAGTTAGCTCAAGTTATGAGCGGCATGTTAGCGTATATGTATGATATATCAGACGGTAGAACTGTTATAAGACAAGCTGTTGATGATTATTATGTAATGGGTATAGGCTATTTACAAATACATCAAGATCCAATGATGGATATGGGTAAAGGCGAAGTATGTTTTCATAATGTAGATCCACTAGATGTATATATAGATCCAAATAGTAGAAGTAGATATTTTGATGATGCTGAAAATATTATCGTATCTAAGCTTTTTACTAAATCTCAAGCTAAAGATTTATATCCTATGTATGAAAAAGCTATTGAAAATGCTCAATCAGACAGTGGTAATAGAGTAGATTTCAATGCTCCTGATACTCAACGTCAAGATGATGGAGAAGTTGCTTTTCCTGAAGATGTAGGCAGAATTAGTAATCAAGAATATGTTAGAGGCTATGAACGTTATTATAAAAAGGTTGTTAATGAATTTAGAACTTTTGAACAATTTTCTGGAAAAGAAGAGCTTTTAAACGAAGAAGAGATTGAAACTTAT